AAAGAGAGACCGAGATATTAGCGGCCTATTTATTGGTTGGGTATGGTATGTTTTCTTAATGGCAATTAGTACTATCTTCAAAGATGCAATTGGATTGTGGATTTTTATTTCCATCGTGTTTTTTAACTGGAGATCTAAGAAAATCAAAGAGGAGGGGACTTACATTGAGTGGTAGATATGAAAAAGAAATTCAAATTGATAACGCTGTAAAAAAAATGTTGCAATCAATGCCGTCTATCCTAACAGATTATTATTATAGCCTAATTGGTTCAGGTAAATCGTATGTTACCGCAAAAGCATATGTTCGCAACGTAATTAAATTTATTCAGTTTACATATAACCATGGATGCAAAGAGGATTTTTATTGTGATATAACGGCAAATCATATCAATAAATATATTGCTTCGTTGCGCACAAAGAAGGTGAATGGGAAAACAGAAAGAACATCTGACAATCATAAAACGCAGAATTGGTCCTCTCTCAATTCTTTTTTTCAGTTTTTGATTCCAAGTAAAATTAGTAAAAATCCTGTGGCAGAAACGCAGCGACCAAAGATGAAAGATAATCCACAGGTCACATATTTGGATACCGAAGAAATTACAAAAGTTTTAAACAATATAGAAATGAATGCCAGTCCAAGAATGAAAAATAGAGATTTAAGTATTTTTAAAATTGGATTTGCCACTGGGCTTCGTCAATCCGCAATTATTCAGATTGACATTGATGATCTTGATTTAGATCACAATCAAATCAGGGTTACGGAAAAGGGCGATCATGATTATTATATCATGATTGGCGAGAATTTGAAGTCCCAGATTCTTTTGTGGTTAGCAGACAGAAAGAGATATTTTAGTGATATCACAACTAATGCACTGTTTGTATCGCAGGAACGCAAAAGACTTAGCGCACGCACAATGAAAGACTTGACCGACAAGTATACGTGCAACATTGATAAACACGTTACTCCGCATGTTATGCGCCATTCTTGTGCAACAAATTTGTATGAAAAAACCGGTGATATCTATTTGTGTGCAAAACAATTAAATCATAAAAATGTCTCAACTACGCAAAGATATGCGGAGCTGTCAAAGGAAAAGCAGAAAAAGGCGACTAACATCTTGGACGATATGATTTAACTATTCCAACAATTACAAATTGACAAACAAGTGTTCGAAATATATAATAATCCACAAAGGGGTGGCAATATCATGTATCAATCTGAAATGAAAGAAGGGTTTATAAAGGACTATATGAGGTCTCGGGTAGTTGCCCGAACCTCATTATATAGTCTATTGAGAAAAACAGAACCATTTGAAGAAAGCAATAACAAAGATTGTAGTCAGTTTAATGAAACAGAAATATTGACAATGTATGAAAGTTTCAAAGCAAAATCGGTTTATGTGCTTTTAAATTATAATACCATTTTAAAGGCATATTGCGCGTGGCGACAATATTATCACAAAGAACAAACAACGGAATCATATAATAACATTACAATAGAATTACTTAAGCCGTGCGTGCCAGAAGATAGCAATAAATTTTTGAGCAGAGAAGAGATAAATGAAATAGAAGATCAATTGTACAATTGGACTGACAAGGCAATCCTGGAGTGCTTATGGGAGGGTATTTCTGGACCAAGCATGCTCGACTTGGTGAATCTTAATATACACATGGTTGATAAAAAGGAGAAGTCGTTATACTTCTCAGACGGAAGAATAATCAAATTGACCGATAGACTGTATGAGTTTTTAATAAAGGCATTTGAAGAAGTCGAATATATGTGTTATGGAGAGACACTAAGAGTCAAAAAACTTATTGGAGCAGGCAATCTATATAAAGAGAGAGATAACGCACACGCCACGGATTCTAATGACAAATATTTTAGATGGGTGTATAGAAAAGTACAAAACTTTAGAGACCTTGTTGGTATCCCCGGACTAACAATGAAAAATATACACATCAGTGGCATGTATCACTACTTATGCGAAGGGATGCAAGATACTGGGCTTGATTTAAAGAACTTCTTAAGGTCAGAAGATGGCGCGGATCTAGCTGAAAAATATGGGTTTCATTCAGATAGCTATGTAGATAATTTGACACACCGTTTTAAAGATTTTGTATAGACATCAAGGGGGTTATGGGGTTGTTAGAAAAATTTATCATTAAAGACTTTATAGAAAAATTTAATGCACTAAATAATAAAAAGGCAAATGTTCAAATCAGGCATCTTTTGTATGGAAATCAAAAGCTAAACAGATGTGTTCTTCATCCCTTTGTGGATGAGGAATGCATCGGCCTCATCATGGACGACGGAGAAAAGAAATATATTACAATTGACGAGCTGTGTGAAGTTAATATAAATGAAAACGTCTGTAGTATGAAAAGTGAAGTTATGGAATTATATATCGATCATAATATTTTATAAAATAATTATACGGGGGTTGGGGCGGGAATACTTGACAAACCGGAAAAGATGTGGTATAATGCCTACATAAAGCAAGTCTACAACACAAAATTAATGGTATTGAGACGGCAGGAGAGGAGGCAAACCATGAGTGGATTCAGACGGAAAGAAATTTACGTACATACAATGTCAAACGTGCGGAGAAGTTTACAAAATTGCGCAAACAGTTGAAATTGACAGGTTATATGTTGAAGCGAATTGTCCAAATTGTGGTGTTACTACGGGGTTAAATTTGGGCGATAAAAAAGAGGACTTATATTATTATTTAAACGAAAATTTAGATTGGCGCTATTATTAACAGTACAAAATGAATGATAAAAGGAGATTAATATTATGACTTACTGCGGCACTTCTGTTACCGAAACCATTATGATTCATGAAGACGGCGATCCGAAGGCTGGACACTATATTGAAATGAGCAAGTCGGCTGTTAGTTCTACGTTTTTCGTAAGCTGTTGCTGTTATGACGATTGGGGATATGAATTTAGCATGAAGAACCCATCTGATTATGAGCGAGTTAAGTTTAATATCATGGAAAGCATTTTTGCAAGCGAAAGTATGGACGAGCTGCTTGAGATGCTGAGTGAAATTTTCGAGGATGGGTTTGCCGATATTCTTATTCGGGGAGAGCGCGAAGAGGTTAATATTGATATGTCCGAAGAAGTAGTTAACAAGTTTTTGAATTAAAAGGAGATAAGAATGGATACGTTTAATTTTTGCGGAAAGATTGCACTAGGCAAGGAAAATGAAAAGTTCCATCCAATTGATCGTAGAGTTTTCCAGAGTGGCTGGACAAATACGACTGTAAGATTTAATTGTCTGAGTGGATCTAATAGGATTACATGCACTACTCAGGGCGGCAAGTGGCAGAATGATAAGAAGAATGTGGTTAAGACATTTAGTAAATCTGTTACCGACGAAAACGGGAGTGTAACCAAGGGAGAGGTAATTGAAATTCCTTGGGACAAGAGATTTGATGAAGACCAGATTGATAAGGTAGCTGGATTTAGAAGGTTCAGCGTGGATCTTGGTGATACTAGGATGCGCTACAAGCTACAGAACCTAATCACCGCACTTGAGAATGGAACAGACATCGATGAGCTAGTTGAAGAAACAGGTGTTGATAATGTAGCAGACGCTAAGGCAGCTCTAGAAAAGTCTATGGTGAAGAAGAAGGTGTTTATTACTGAGTGGGACTTTGCAGAGTACATGGCAAAGGTTGCGTCATCTGAAAAGTTTAAGAACAAGCTATTTTATATTTCAGGTAATTACGACGTGACTTATAATGCCGATAAGGGAGCCTATTATGCAAACTATCGCGTAAATAGAGTTGTGCTTGCGCCGGATGACGCTACTCTTAGTACGGAGTTTAAGATCGACTTCTACTATGGAGAAAACGCATGGGATGATAGTCGGTATGAAGAAACGGGCAAGTGTCGTGTAAATGGTTGGGTAACTTATTATGATGCGGTGCTCAAAAAGAATGGCTTTATGCCGCTGGCAGTAACTGTTAAAGAAGATAACGAAAAGAAACTTAACGGCCTAAAGAGAAAGTTTGCTGTTGATGATGGAATTAAGCAGATTGGTCTAACGCTTAAGGTTCTTGAGGGTGCAGAGCGTGTAGAAATTACGATGGACATGCTTGATGATGAAACCCGTGATGATATTGAGTGCGGACTGTTGTCTTTTGAAGAGGTTAAGAGACAGCTCGGTGGAAGAGTTAATGGGGCCAGAGTAAGCGAATTAAGATTCGTGGAACTCACACCAAAGAAGAATGTACCACAGGACACTATGTATACAGTTGAGGACATGCATGCCGCAAGAGAAGAGCTTGGAATCGTTGACGATACGGAAGTTGATATTTTTGCAGACGAAGATGACGATGATCTATAATGGAGGATAAAATAAATGGCTGAGAGAAAATTTGGCAAAACTTATCAGATGAGTAAGAAGTTCGAGGACTATTCATATATCATTAACGGTGTAGGTGGTATTGGTAAGACTACACTTGTATATCAGATCGGTAAGCTTGTTACTGGCAGTAATGAAGGTACATTTATCATCACATGTGGCGGTGAAAATAAGCCAAAGCATATTCCAGACGCATTCGGTGATGTCGCACCAGACTTTAAGACTTTCGTTGCAATTGTAAAGGAACTTTGCACTAATAAGGAAGCCTATCCTGACACAAAGTTTGTAGCAATTGATAGTCTTGATGAATATGCTCGTATTTGTGAGGATTACGTTGTAGCAGAATGGAATGCAACATGTGATATCAACGAAAGAGCCAAGAGCATTAAGCAGGCATATAAGGGATTCCAGGGTGGCGAGAACAGGGCTGCCAGCCTAATGATTCAGCAGGTTATGAAGCTGCAGGAAGCTGGATATAGTCTTCTTGAGATTGGTCATACTCGTACAAAGACCAAGGAAGATACCATCACTAAGGTACAGTTCGAACAGCTAACTTGTAATCTTGACAACAAGTATTACAATGCACTAAAGGATAAGGTTAATCTTGTGGCAATGTGCTATTTCGAGAATACAATTGAGAATATCGAAGAGAAAAAGAACGCATTCACCAAGAAGATTGACAAGGTTGGTGAGCTTGTTGACCGTAAGAGAGTAATGGTATTCGCAGATGATGATAATGCAATTGACTGTAAGAGCCACTTTGAATACATTACTGCAAAGATTGATTTCAATGCAGAGAATTTTGTCAAGGCAGTTGAAGAAGCAATTTCCATGAAGCTTGATGAAGTAAATGGAAAAGCACCAAAGAAGCCAGTTGCACCAAAGGTAACGACACCACCCCCTGCGCCAGTTGAAGAGCCGGACGACCTTGATGATGATCTGGACAATGAAGACGAAGACCTCCCATTCGACCTAGATGAAGACGTTGAACTTGAATTTGACTTTGATGCGGCCAGAACAGAAATCCGCAACAAGAATAAGGCTGGAACCGCAGAGCAGAAGAAGAAGGTTAAGGCGCTCATCGCCGCAACTAATGTAAAGCTTGACCAGATTGAAGACGAGGAAGTTCTTAGGGAAATCCTGGCAGTATTTGAATAAATAATTTAAGGCGGAGGTGGGAAACTGCTCCGCTATTTTTTATTTATGTGCTAGAAAGGGTGACGTAAGTGGGCAGAGGAAGACCGCCGCAATGTAAGATCTGTGGAAAGAAACTAAATGTTGAAACTGCGTACAAGGTGATTACATATAATTCAAAAGGGACTCCGAGCAAGGCATTTTATTGTAATCAGGATGAATATGAAAGCCAAGTTGTAGTTGAAGATAAGTCTAAGAAAAAGAAAGTTAAAAATGGCAATATACAAAATAAAGTTGAAAAGTCTCCTAAAAAAAAGAAACAGACCGATCCACACAAAGATAAGGCTTACTCGCTTATTTGCGATATTATCGGCAGAACAACTATAATCAATACAGTTTTATGGAAAGAATGGGCAATATGGAATCAAGTTGTTACAAACGATATTCTTGCACAATATTTAGAAGAGAATAAAGAATACTTGTGTGGTTTAATTTCTAAGCTTGATAATATTGAGTTTAATAGAATTAGATATCTAAGCGCAGTTTTGAAGAGTAGACTTGGAGACTATAAGCCAAAGGCCATTCAACCCGTAACGATATCACAAGACGAACATTATAAGACTAAATTTAAACGCAGATCTCGTATGGCTCTCGAAGATCTGGAGGAGGAATGCTGTGAGTGACAATGTATTTATTCCTGGCGTAAAAGAAAAATATCCGGCAGAACTTCTAGAAGGTCGTGTCAATATTGAGGCGAATGTAATAGGTTGCATGGTTGGTGACATGCTTCTTGCGGAAGATACAAACATTGATTCGTCTAAGTTTTTAACAAAAGACGCTAGGCTGGTATTTGGAGTAATTAAAACATTAAGAGAAAAGAAATGTATGGTCTTTGATGAAGTGTCTGTATTGACATACATCAAAGATGATGTAAAAGAAAAATTAGATCTCATGGGTGGAGTTGATGCAGTAAAGAATCTTGCAGATTGTGTTAATACGCAAAACTATGATTCTTATTTAGACAATTTACTTAAATCTAATATTATTCTAGACATGCATACATTTGGGTTTAATCTGTTAAACCCAATTGAATATCAAGGGAAAACAATTAAACCGTTGAAGTTGTTCTCAAGAATGTCAAGCGATCAGGTTACAGACTGGTATACTGCAAAGCTTGAAAGTTTCGGCACAGGATACAGCAGTCGCGTACTTGAAGAAGAAGAAATTGACTTTACAGATGAGTTTATTGAAAGTCTAGAGAATGGCGAAGAAGCCGGTACGCCATTTGAATTTTTTGATGATGATATGGACGGAAACCCTGTACCGGCGCTAAAGTATTTTTCGCAACAAGTTAATGGAATTCCAGACGGTATGACAATTATTGGAGGATTTTCTAATGTAGGTAAGACCACGTTGATTCTTACAATTGTTATGTCGATGCTGCACTCTGAACGTAAGTGTATGATTATTTCAAATGAACAGAGAGCAAAAGCTTTTAAGATTGGATTTCTATTACTAATTTTAACAAAGCACTTTAATTATTATAATTTAACAAAAACAAAATTAATTAATGGTAATATTACGGCAGAAGATTAGAAGTACGTTAAAAAAGCGCAGGCGTATTGGCGTGAAAAATATAAAGGAAAGCTGTGGTTTATTAGTATCCCAGATAGCGACGTGAATCTTGCTGTAAAGAAATTTAGAATTGGCATCTTAAATAAGGGAATTACAACATGCATCTATGATACATTTAAGTGTGATTTTTCGAATAATAAAGATGACAATACGTGGGTTTCTCTTATTAAGGATAGTCGTAAGCTGGAAGCACTGAGCCGTAAATATCCTGGCACGCAAGTAATCTGTAGCTTGCAGTTGGCAATTAATAGTCTTGGTAAGCTGTTTTTGGACTCTTCTGTTTTAAGTATGAGTAAGCAAATTAAAGAAGTTTGTGACCTTATGATTGT